GTGCTGGAGTATTCATTGCCATACAAAATGTTAAACTTTTCCAGAGTGTTTACGGGTTGCAAACTGGTCAGTTGAATAACCAGGTTGCCACCAACAGAAACATATTGAACTCTCCAAACACTGTATCTCTGAGACTCGGAAACTGTGCCCCATCCAGCTGGATTGTTTTGAAACACCAAGGTTCTATTGTTTAGATCAACAATGCCGTCTATGCCAGTGGGATTGTCAAGAAAAAATTGTGCCACTGTGACATTGTTGATTTGATCAAATTGCAAATTTGTTATAATATCAACATTGTCAATTTGAGTTAAATTGTAATAAAAATTCTGAGCTGTGGTCAGTGGTACATTGAAAGTTACGGTACCTAGATCTTCGCCGTTGTTGCTCACACCCAACACATCTCTGCTACTGATGTTAGGTGTGGCCGGCAATTGACCGCTTACTCCAGGTGCTGCTTGTATCCAAAACCCAGGACCGGTGCCCGGAACAGCATCAACAATGTTAATGGTTCCACGCATGTTGGATTGATTTGCACTGCTATAGAACAAAGTAGCAGGAGCGTCTTGAGGCACCACAAATGTAATTGTGCCAACAGTGGCACCGTTGTTTGTTACGCCAGAATTGTAAGCATTAATGTCGCCAAGGCTGGCAACTGTTTTTATAAAAAATGGAAAAATTCCATTCAATGATAAATTGAATGTGTAGGTGTTGCCGCGAACCAGAGTCAAATCAGGATTGGCGTTATAGTCAATCAAGTACGCAGAAGTGCTACTGTTTTGAACTCTGAAGTTTACGTCTTCTTTTTGATTTTGAGCTACTTGAAAGGTATAGTTTCCGCCACGTACCAAAGTCAATACTGGAGAATTTCCTGCTATACCGCTGAAATTATAAACACCATTCTCACGAGTGACTACAAAGTCATCAGTTAGTGGTACAGTTGTTGCAGAAACGTCCACATCCAATGGGCCGGCTGGCAACCAATAGTATTGTTGATAGTTTACAAATTTGTCAAAGTCAACAAACGGATCCCAGGCATAGTATTCACTGGTATACAATCTGTCGGCGTTGTTTACATACGACCCTTGCAAGGCCAGTGCATCTGCAATACCAGGGTAGGTAATTACATCTTTGATGTTCAACGATCCTGGTTCAAGACCTATAACACCCGGTTCAAGTTGATAATCGTCGCGTTCTTTGGTAGGCTCAACTACGTATCTGTCCTGCGGATTTACTCCAGGGCCTACTCTACGTCCCACAAAGCCTTGTGTTTTTTCAAACTTGGGTTCTTGAATAAGTTGATCCAGTGTGGCCGACAAAAATTGTCGGTTTACAGGAGTTTGAAATATTTCTGGTAAAAAATCAACTGAGCGTATACGAGCCATTAGATAACCCCACTACCAGGTGCTGTGCGCAGATTTGTGCTGGTCAAGGCCTGTATTACTTCGATGTCATTGACTGTTGCAGCATTTACAAAAATCTGATTTGGAGCTGAACGTATTTCATACAGGTCACCAAAAAACTTTTGTTGATTAAGTGGCACCAACACTACACTGCTGACAATGTCGCCTATTTGAGCATGTATGTAGGCAGCTAACTCTGAAAAATAAAAAGTGTCGCCAAAATTCCATTTATCCAAACTAAAATAAGCATCCATGTTGGCCACAATAAGATTTTTTATTTCGCTGACGCTGGCAGTGCTACCAGATGCACGTATAACTTTGATTGTGGCTCGCAACTCTTCGGATGCCTTGGGTCCAAACAAAGGCTTGAATTCTACACTGTTGACAATAACGTTGTCGCTGATCATTTTGTACTCTTGTAATCCTGCATAATCTGTGGTCAATTGGTCCAAGGTAGGTGGAAATGGTTCTGGCACAGTGCCTGTGCTGTCTTTGATCCAGTTTTGGTAGGCAGTATAGTACTGCAAAGTGACCACATACAAATCAATAATGTTGGTACTGCCAGGATCCAATCTGGAGGTCAATGGACTGTTATGACGATATTGGAAATATAAACTTTGTCTGCCCACTCTGGCAATAAAATCTGTTCGAGGTATCAATGTACGTGTGCCTGTGTTGAGATCCACTGCTAAACTGTAGAAAGACTGTTCATCATAAGCATAAAAAACTTGTCCATCCACAAAACTTTGTTTGATCAACTCAATATCATCCAGTGTGGCATAATCGCTGTTTACAACACCGGCCTCCACCAGTAGATAGCGTTGCAGATTATCAAAATCCACAGTGCTCTGTAGGAAAACCAATTTCAAATTTGGTGTCACCGATGGGGCCACTATCTCATTGAAAAAATCTGGATTGTCTGCTACTCCATCATTGTCGCTGTCTTCAAAGCTGACTATCACTTGAAAATCGTCGACCAGTCCGTCGCTTTGAGCTGGTTGGCCAATGATTCTCAATCGAGTATCTCCCTCCAGTGGTAAATTGCTGTCAGGTTTGCTGTTGGTTTTTAACACGTTCACAAAATCGCGTATGGTTGTTCCTGTGCGGCTGTCGTATATTTGTTGTCCGGTAAAAAAGAAAAATCTTGTTTCTAGCACGCTTCCAAAATAATAATCTAAGTTTCTGGTAGTGACTGTGTATTTTTCACCGTCGGTTACAGCTTCTACGAACCAGCTGGCATCACTGTTTATGCCATCAGTGCTTTGAGCATTGGCCAAACTGAATTCTGCATCTACATCTAAATTTGTACTGTTTATCAAATACCATTCTGCGGTCAAGTTATTGTAGCCCAGGCCAAAGTTTCTGTTTAATAAAATTTCATTAAAAATACTTTGTCTAATGGTGTTGTTCAAATCGGTTGTAAACAACGGAATAACCTGTGTGGCGATGGCACCCGTGGGCACAAAGTTGTTGAGTGTGACCGGACCAACTCCGTTGCTGAAGTTGCCTAGTCCTTGGTTGGTTCCGTCAAGAAACACAGCACTAGGGCTAGCCCAGATGACCAATTTTTCGTCGGCTCGTACAGGAACTCCTGCAACCAATTGATTGCTGGCGCTGAAAAAATATCCGGCAGGTGGTACAAATTTTACCAAACTTCCTACCACAATATAACGTTTGTTGTCAGCGGTATAGTTTCCTATTGACTCTGGAACTCCGTTAAGATTTTCAAAGTAACCAGTGGTTTCGTTGGCCAAGGTAGTACTTTGATTCCAAATCACATCCAGTGCTGCCAAGTCGGGTCTTGGATAATTTGCATAGTAAAATTGTTTGGCTCCAGCAGCTACCAAAGTAGGTTCAAGTTGATTTGTGATCACACTAGAAATGTCGTTGTTGGTCAACCAAACAAAATCAAAACTTGGCAAGTTATTGTTTTCATACAATGCACCGTCGCTGGCAAAAATGTTGGTGCTGGAATATTTTCCTGTGCCATCTACCAGGTCAAGATATCTGCTGGTTCCAATTGATGCACGATTGAGTGCCTTGCTTTTTAAAATACTGTTGTAGGCTGTGAACGGAAAGTTGTTGTAGTCTTCGCCATTGACCATGCGATTTTGCGTGTAGTAACGAGCAGGTGCACGTTGTTTAATTTCATCTATGGTTTCGCGTGCCTGAGCATTGGTCACCGGCTGAGTTATTCCACAAGTAAATGTTATGGTCTCTAATTGTCCAGTGCGACTGACATAACTGATAGGAATTACTACACTTTGCATTTCTTCTGGATTGATAATGTATTGCAATCCGTTTGAAGCACGCACATAACAACGGAACAGGCCCACTGGTATTTCACTGAATACTCCGTCGCCAAAGTTGAGCGTGATCTGATCGTTGGTTCTTGATGTTGTACTGAACAAACTTCTGAGGTTAGGCGCAAGTTGTTCTACCCCAGCCGCATACACACTTTCTACATACTGCCATTCTTGAGCTAGGTTTCCAAGATTGTCTAATTGATACAACCAACGATCGGTATTGTTGATACCTTCTATGTTGATGTTGACCTGGCGATTGGATATGCGTTCTGGCAAGTTGAAATCTTGATTTTGTAGTACGCCTTGTTTGAACGAGAAAAAATATCCTGTGTTGGCTGATGCAAATCCCAACTCGTCGTTGCGGAACAAAATGTTAAATCTTCCATTGGGCAAAGGGCTGGGCTCATACACAAAATCTTTGCCAATTGCTGTGGAATTGATTGCTTCGAACGGCATGTTTATACCATCTATAGTGGCAGTGTATGGTACTACCGGCAAAAATCCTGGTACCAGATTCACAGTGTACTCGTCGGTGCGGACTCCTAATATTGTGTTTCTTGCTCCTGGGCGACCAACTCGTTGTGTGTCCACAAGACTGGCATTGATAATGGCTGTAAACTGTTCTTGCCAGTCAAAATTGCTGGGATCGGCCCAGTTTACTGTTACGTTGGCCAGGTTTACACCGTTGTAGTCAATGACATTTTCTGTGGTTTGTACTGAAAATACTTTGAGATAACCACTGGCACAGGTGTTGCGTTTGGATGTATAGCTGACCAAATTTGCCAGTTTTACTACGCTGTCTCTGCGTTCAGCTGTGTCTAAATAGTTTTCTCGTGTGTTTAAATCTGTGCGGAAAGCCAGTGCTTGCCCCATAAATGCCATGACATCCAAGAGTGCAATAAACTCTGAACTTTCAATGTAGTCGTTGAATGTTTCTGGATAGTATAAACGCAGATAATCCACAAAACTTTTGCGTAAGGTTTCAAAGTCGTAACTCTGAAAGTCGGCTTCGCGATAGGTTTGATAGATTCTCTTCCAATCTTCAACACCAAAAATAACTGTTTGTCTTGTGGTTGTGGCCATATTTGTTCCAGTTCGTATTATTTATTTTTTGTATAAACGGCGCAGTTAAACAAAGCTGGCTCTACGTTGTTCTTGATCAAAAAATATGGCCAATCTTTCGGCATTTGTGCTTGGTACTACAGTGATTTCAAGTTGTATTAATATGCCATTGTCCTGTGGAAATAGCTCAATTTCGTTTACGTAAATTCTAGGATCTCCGCCAGCTACCCGCTGAATTTCAGCTATGAGTGCCCGCTCAGTTTCTTGCAATTGATTTTCAAACACAAAATCCCAGATTGATGTTCCATATCCCGGACGGCCCACTAGTTCGCCTTGTCTGATGTTGAATGCATTTAGCAAGTCACGCTTGATCAATTCAAAGTCTAGCAATGTAAATTTTTTGTTTTGATTTATGGTGTTGAATCCGATAAAAGTTGCCATAGTGTATTTACTCTATCCTATCAAGCGGTTAAATGTAGATGTGGTCTGTCCAGCAATTCTTAAGGCTTGATTTTGAATTTGCGAAGCCTGACTCAAAGCCTGTGATCCCTGTTGTTTAAGTCCTTGCAATATGTTCTGTGCCTGCCTGAGATCAAGTCTTTCTGCCAGCACCGCTGGACTAGGAAACTCAAATCCCGGGGAAGGAATTTTTGGGTTGCCCAAAATGCGTGTCACCGCAGCATCAACAGTTTTGCGATTTACTGTGTTGTTGAATCCTGCTGCAATTTGTGTGCCAGACACCAAGTTTCCTCCGCCGGAAAATAAACCAGTGAGTCGGGTAAAAGAACCTTGTACGTTGGTAAGTGCACCTGATGCTAACCCTTGTACGTTGGTAAGTGCACCTGATGCCAGCCCTTGTACGTTGATGTTTTGAATGCTGGCTAGTGGATTTGAAAAATTAAGACTAAACTGCGAAGACTTGCCAAGTTTATCCAGGCTGGCCTTCAAAGCGCCAAGATTGTTAGGCACCAGATTGGTTAGACCTCCGGCGATTTGATTCAAATTAAGATTTGGCAAAGTAGGAAGATTTGTCTTGCCTACTAGAAGATTACCAATGTTTGGTATACCACCTGAATTGGCCCAGGCTGTGGTGGCTAGGCTACCAAATTTGCTGGCATTGTTGACCAAGGCTCCTATGTCGCCAGTGATGCGATTTGAAATACCAATGGCAGTTTGTGCAAACGCAAGATTAGCCAATATTCCGGTGGCCAAAGTGTTTGAAGACAAACTAGACCTGGCGGTTGCGTTTGAAGATAGATTGGTTCCTATGCCCAAAATATTCAAAGCGTTCAGAGGTTGTAATCCAGCCGGTGTGTATATTTGACCTTGACTCAGTGACACCGACGGGGTTGAAAGATTACTAATTACTCCTGCAGAAACCAATGAGTCAAAAGAAACTTGCATGAGTTGATTTTGTATGACATTTTGACTGTCTTCATCTTTTAAAATATCATCCAGGCTATTGATACCAGCTAACCCGGTCCAGATAGCTGGACTATTCATCACCGCAACAAAATTATCTGGATTGTTTGATAAAAATTTGGCATAGGTTCCGGGTTTGACATAACCCAGTTGTTCCAGTTGCAAACAACTCAGACCGTACTTGCCTATTCCTTTTTCTACTGTGATTGCGTCGGACGGCTGATCCACAGAGTTTGCCAACTGTGCTTGCAAGGCCTGCACCTGAAATGCAGTCAGCGGTCCAACTTCGGTGGGACCAAATCCAGAACCACGAGCCAACACAATATCGGTTTGATCAATGGGATTTTCTATGGGCACATTTACCAGTTCTGGAATACCTGTAATCACTGGCAAATTTTGCACTATGCTTAAAATTGTTGTGGTTTCTACTCCGGCTGTGCCGCGATCCAGTCTGCTGAGCTCAAATTTGGTCAGCTGTGAAGCCGCACTGGTCAACGTCTGACCAGGTTGATATCCTACCAAGGCACCTGCAGCCACTTGTTCATAGAATATGCTGTCTGCTTGTAGTTGCGTTGTGCCTGCAGGAGCCTGTACTGTAAACTGACTGCCGCTGGGAAGAGTATAGTTGAATATTGCCATAGTTATTTTGATTTAGCCACTATGTTTTGGTTATGGAAACTCCAGCCGGGACCGGTGGCGCAGCTGGCGGCGGGGTAGGTTGCCCCTGTTCCAACGACACAGAAACTGCTACACCTTGATTGTGATAAGGATAAGGTTCGTGTGTGGGTGCTCGTGTGACTATGCTTTCTGTGCCAGTGGTGCTGACTTGCCATCCGGTGCTGTTGTTGAATTCTACATCTGGATTTAGATAAGTGGTCAGTCCAGGCACTTCTTTGACCGGATAGGCTGGGCCGCCATTAAGATGTAGCAATCCACTTTTCAGACTGAGTGTGCCGCCGGCTTCCCAACTACCTTGCTTGCTCTTGAGAGACAGTGTACCAGTGGCTTTTACTCCAACCTCTGCGCCACTAAACACAGTAAAGTCTTTTTTGCTGCCAAGACTGATATCTTGATCACTTTGTAAATTTAGATTTTTTTTGCTTTTTACGTTGAAGTTTCCGCCAGCATACAAATTGATGTCCTCGTCGGCGTGCAAATTTATTGTTCCTTGTGTGCGTAAATTAATACTGTTGGTGGCAAATACATCAAGTGTGCCTTCTTGCCCAAACTCCATCCAAACTTGTCCATTGGCGTGGCAGATGTAAAAACAATTGCCATCGTCGCTCATGGTAATTTGATGACCTTTGGCTGTGCGTATGCGCACAAGGTTATTGTTGCCTTCAAGGTCGCCATCGTCCATGACAAATGTGTGGCCGCCTCTACGTCCGATTACTTTGACGTCTTGAGGTTGTTGAGAGTCTAGTTGTTGGCTTGCTCCATCGTCCTGTAATCCACCGGCATAGATTGCTCGTCCTGGCGTGCTTATACCATAACAGTTACTAGGGCTTTCTCTTTGACTGCTGGAACCAATGGATCCACGCAAAGGATCATTGGCTAGTCCTTGTTGAAACAACACGGCTGCCACATAACTATGAACTGGCTTAGGCTGATCAAAGAACTTGGGATTTTCATTGATGGCTGTATTTGTTGGAGCATTGTTGATTTCTGTAACCGGCAAAAGAGATGCGCCAGCAAAATATGTTTGTTGATTGGCATTTTGAGTTTGTGCTTGGGTGTTTGGCACTGCTCCGATGGCCGGAATCATACGGTTGATACCTTGTTCTGGTATGCATCCTACATAATATCCTTGATTGGGGTCACCTTCGACAAAAAAGCACAATACATTGACACCAAGGTCTGGCGGAGTGAACCACATGCCATAACTTTGTTGATTGCCCGGAACATATTCACCAACTCCGGAACTGCTACCTGTTTTTGGGGTTACTCCATAAAAAGGCGGACAGTAGTTCACAGTTCTCCACAGGGTTGGGTCGTCTGGATTTGGGCCAGCAAACTGTTCAATATACACCTGTAGTCTGCCTTGTCGGGTAGGATCTATGTTGTTGGTCACTCGACCAATAAACGGGCCAAATTCTGTGGGACTGCCGCCACGATCAAATTTGTAACTTTTGGGTTGACCCCGGTTGCGTTCTACGTTTTCGCCGGCCATTATGTCTCTCTATTTGTTTTTTGTGGTGCTTCTGTGTTTGGTGCCACTGAATTAGTCTGTCCTGTAAACGACAACCGAATACCACCGTTACTGGTTGGATCTTCGGGTGGTGGACTATTTAACAACTGTGGTTCTGAGTCGTTTTGATTTGTGTCTCCATCAGGAGTGACATCTGTTCCTAGGACTTGCAGTCCGTTGATATCCACCCACGAGTTGGCAGACGTAGTATTAGATGGAGATCTGGTACCGTTGTCTGGCGTTGGGTTTGATGATCGAGGTCTGTTTGTGTCGTTACTGTTGGTTGCCTGCTGATTATTTTTTTCAAACTCGGTCAACAATCTGCCTTCAATTTCTTGTTCAAATCGGCCTTTACTAAAAAAGTTCTTGCAGGTCACCGCAGTGTAGGTAAAATTAAATTCTGGTTGAGTATTGTAAGTACCATCGGGCCGTATACCAGTGCGCTTGATATCTACCAAGCCTGTGTTGAGATCATAATCGGCTGGTTGATTCCAACTGATATCAAAAACAATTTCTTGACTGTCGTAATTGATTGTGCCATCGTTGGCAAATGGATTAAAATTAAAGTTAGTTGCGTTTACTCCTACCGACACTTCTCCTTGTTGCATCCACGCTGGATCTCCTACTATTCGAATTTTTACAGTGCCCTGATCTGTAGGACTGTAAAAGAAACTGGCTGCATTGTCTCCAGGCTCGTTGACGTAGCCGTCAGCACCCTTGGCATGATTTTCGCTGGTGGGTAAAAAAGTTCTACGATATACATCTCTAAAATCTGTTCGACGTTGTTGAACTGGCACATTAAGTCCACTGATAACCAATCTATATAGATAGTTGTATTCTTGTTCAAAATTTAAAATTTCATTGTTTGCACCTGTGAACCAGTAGTTATAACTCTTATGGCTGCCTCGGTACCTACTGCTGCGAAACCAGTCGCTGGGCAGAGTGTTAATGGCGTAAGGGCTTATGACAAATTTCATTCTGTATGCAAAGTCCTTGCGTCGATTGTCAAATCCCAACTGTGTGGCCTCCACATTGATTTTATACCATGCAGTGACTCCGTTGGGCGGATTAGGGTTAGGCACAATTTTTTCAGTTTTTGGATCCACAATGTACAATTGTTGATCTGTGACATAACTACTGTTGCGCATTTCTTGATCAATGAACTGAATAATTTGCATGCCGGCGGTGACCGAAACCACGCGGCCGTTGTTGTTTACGCTGTTGGTTTCTGGCTTGAGAGCTCGCGGAGTGGGCGTTTGCAAAGGAGTTTTAGATTTGTCCAGTGTGCCTTGTCTTTTTAAAGTCGCACCACCAATTTCGTTAGGAGCAAATTCAATTTGATATTCGTCTGCAATATCGTATTTGCGATTGGGGTCTTTGGGGTCGGCTAGCCTTCTTTGAAAGGCATTCAACGCCTCGCATAGTCCGGTAAACACATCTTTGCTCTTGCCTGGTGCTGCAGAAGCTTTGGGCGGCGCAGTACTGGCACTACTGTTGTTGCTGGCCGAAGCACTGATGGCCGACGCAGTGGAAGATTGTCTGACCGACGGTGGTGCTTGGTTCAACAACAAGGCATCTAGATCTGCGTCTGATATACGATTGACCATGTTAGGCTCCTACCTGGAAAGGACTGTTGCTAACACCAGTAAAGCTCCCGTTGTCATCAACCTGTGCTGATCCAGCTTGATTGATATCTATTGCCGATGGAGGAGTTGGTGCGCTGGTGTTGGGTTGCGGGCTGTCTCTGCGTTCACCCGGACTAGGCGGCGCAGACGGTGCTGTGGGCCTTCCTCGCAAGACCTGGTCTAAAGTTTCTCCTGTGAGTTCAAAACTAAACGGAATAGTTCCGCGGTCTTGACTTTTGTTGTAAAAATGCGGAATAGGTTTGCCTTCAATGGCGTATTCTACCACACGATCCTTGGGTATTTTGAACTTGATATCAGCCAGCATGAATGGATAAAATTTTTCTACAATTGCCTTGGGATCTGTCAAATTGGTTTGACCATTGGTGCCCCGACGTCCTACCGAAACCAAATCACCATTGCTGTCGTAGCCATAAAATCTAATGACCATGCAATATTGAGCAGTGGCATAGTTTGCTGTTTTTGTAACATTGGTCTGTTTGTACAATTCACTCACAGCTTTGTACAGATTCTCAATCAAGGTTATACCATGTGGTTCCATGACTGTAAACTTGATGCTTACACGTCCGTCGGCTGCTCCAGTTCCTTTGAAAGGGATTCTACTTTCAATTTCTAAATTGTCCATGTAGTAATCCTTGTCAAAAAACTTGTTTCGACCAGCTATGCCCGAGTTGTTGCCGGTAGGTCCAGCAGCTTTGACTGATGCTCCGCCACTTTGCATCAATAGTTGCCAGTTGGTGCAATCTTTTTTCTGGCTAGAGATTAATTCATTATATTGTGTAGGTGTCATCAGATACCAGGTCAGCGAATAGGTATAACTGGCATACTCATCCAACACATTGGGTTGTGGTATAATTTTTTGATTGAAACTGGCATTGATAATCTGCGAAGTTCTGTTGGAATTTGGAGCTGTGTTGTCGTCTCTGGCAGCCCCAACGCCACCTTGTGTGGTAGGAGTTCCTGGCAATGGATTGCCATCGTCGTCGTTGATAGGAAACGGCAAGGGTGCCCCTGCATTGAGCGGAGGAGTTGATTGTGTTTCCTCTACACTTCTTATACGTCCGTTAGTACCAAATTCAATTTGCTCTTCTGGCAACACATTGAGACCTGTGCTGGTTTGTACAAAAGGCGACGATGGATTTTGCACTGTGGCATCATCTGACCTAGCACGTTGTTCTTCGGCTACCAGTTGTCCGCTGCTGACTGCACCACTTCTTTCTAATTGCTCATATTGAATTATTAAAACATCTGCTTGTGCTGATTTTTGTTTTGATTGTTCTAGTAATTGCTGAGCCAACGCAATATTGCCTTGTGCTCTAGCAATACCAGCTTGCTGTGCCAACGCAAAAGATTCGTCTAACAGCAGGTTGGCTTGAGCTTTGAGTTCTGCTACTGTAGCCATGTTAGAATCCTAACACGTTGCGTAGTGTAGAGATCTTGGGTAGATAAATCAGGGTGTCTGTTTTAAAATCCAACGGGGGTTTGGTAAGAGTGTTGGGGTTGCGTTGATAAAACACCCACCATAGATTGCTGTTGTCATACAAGTCAAACGCCAACAAGTCGGGTCTATATTGATAGGTTTGATTGATTTTAAAAAGTTGATCGTCAGTTTGTTTTGGTATGGGTCTGTTGACCATAACATCCATGAAAAACTGACTGTACCCAGTGAGATAATAAGGACTTACTGAATCATATGTGGCCATTACCAGAATCCTCCTTTGATCAGATTGCCATTGGCAAATTCTTTGACACTGAATTGTTTGCTGACTTGATTTCTACTTTGAATTGGCAACAACGTGATTGAAATTTCCATTTTGGTAGGCACATAGGTAGGTCTGTTTGTGCCCAAAGTAGCCGGAGCCGGGGATCTATTTTCTGCACCCTTGCTTAAAAAAGCTGCTGCCAATCGGTTGAGGCTGCCAAACACACCATTGGTGGCCACACTCTGTCTGCTGCGATTGGTAGTAAGGTTGGTTCCTATATTGCCAGGACTACCTGCACGAATATAGTCCACATCAGATGGCAAGGTGTAATTGAAACTTTGTATCAAGCAACTGTGTTCATTGAACTGAAACTCTCCCAGTCCAGTGAGATAAACCAACGGTGGTGGTGCACCACGCTCGGCGTCCTGGCCGTAAAACATTTTTGTAGCAGTTCTAAAAAAGTGTATCACTGCCAAGAGATAGTTGGCCTCAGCTGTGTCCTGTGCCGTAAATTGTCCAGTGACCGTGATTGGATCAACTGTGCTGTTTTGATAAAAGTATCCACGAAAATTGCTGTGAGTAAGATCGTATTGATTGTAATTGGCGCGGTACACTGTTTGTATAGTTGGTGTATACGGAAATATCACACCGTCTGTAACTGTAAGTGGTTGAAGAATGCCAGGTTGTGGTGCATTGTACAAATATTTGCTTTGCGGCGCCAAACGCAAACGCACTCGCCAATCGCCGTTGTTGACCTGCTTGCGTTGACTGGCAATGGCCTGTTGTTGTCTGGCTCGTTGCCGCGCATTGAATTCTGCACCGGCACGTTCTTGAGCCTCTGTGACCTGTTCAGGATTCAGCACACGATCGCCGTCGGCCGACAATTCTACTAGATATCCATCGGCCAATTCAATGGGAATATCCTCGGGCAATCTTCTTATTCCGGTCACAGGATCTTCAACAAATCCAAATTCGTCGGGCACACCAAGATTGGCACCGTCGTTTAATCGTATGATCCCTTCGGGTTCGGCAGTGACTTCTGGATCTGCGCCCGGTGGCACGCCGATCAAAGGGGCATATGATTCAAAAGTCTGCGGCAATTCTTGATCAGGACTGGTATTGGTGGTGTTGGTCAACAGGAATTGTTCTGGTGGCTCGTTTTCGTTGGAGGGTACCACATTTAACAATGTGCCGCCGGCTGGGACTATGCCTGACGTAGTACTGGCCCGATTATACGCATCTAGTTCTTCCTGCGTGACAAAGCGTGTGATCCCGTTTTCGACAATAAATGGCATGTGCGTTTCCTGTGTAGTATTTACCGGAAAAATAAACCACGCAGATAATGATAAAAGGTTGACAACCCTGGTTTTTATGCTACAATAAATACATTATTAGGAGAATTATCAGTGTCTACAACGACCACATCTTCAGGAATCCCCAAAACATCACCACGTGTCAACTATCTCAACAATAGAGACATACTCAAAGAAATACACCTAAGCAAAAAC